CTTCATACCGACGACGGTGCCGCGCAGCGCCCACATCGACGCGTCGATCGTGCCGAACGCGAAGTCGTTCTTGAAGCTCAGGCCGATGGATCCGGATTCGAGGCCGGCGAGGACTTCCTTCGCCCCAAGGCTGCCGAACGTGGTGACATCCTTCTCCTCGAACTGGTCCGTGAACTCCACTTTGGACACGTTCGCGGACCGGTCGACCGCGTTGATCTCCACGTAGCACTGGGTGAGGACTTGCTTGGCCATGGTTGCCTCCGGGCATGGTGACGGCCCGGCCAACCGGGGCCGGGGGTGTGGTGGTGAGGCGGACGGGCCTAGTCGATGGCGAGGGCGATGAACGCCAGGAACGACGGGGTGCTGCCGGTCACGGTGAACACGGCCCGCCACCAGGTGTCGGTGACCGCGCCCGCGGCGGAGCGCTGAATGTCGGAGCCGTTCGTCGGGCCGAGCGTGTTGAACGTCAGCCGGGTCGTCGGCCCCACGAATGTGTTCGCGGCGGCGGATTGGATGGTGACCGCGAGCGTCGGCGAGCTGGTTCCCGAGACGGACAGCAGGTGCAGCGACCCGTAGATGCGCTGGGTCGCGCTGAGCGCGCCGAGTTGGATGCCGGTGCCGTTGCCGTTCGCTGCGATCGCCGTGCCCGGGTCCTGCGCGACCATGCCGCGGGCAAGCGGCCACGAACCGGCCGCCGCCAGCTCCCACGGCGCTACATCGCCGACCTGGCCGAACAGCTTCGAAGACAGGCGCACGGCCTGCGTCAGGTAGGCCGGGTTACCCACGGTCGTGCCGACCGGGGCGATCGAGTACGCCTGGTTGATGCGGCGGTCGCCCCACATCTCGTCGTCGATGTCCGTCGTGGTGGTCGAGCCGGCTTGCCACTGCCCGGATGCGGCGAACGTTAGCGACTCCAAGCCGCCGATGAATTCCTTCGCCCCGCCGGAGCCGAAGTTGGTGGTCTCTTTCTCCTCAACCGCGTCGTTGAGTTCGACCTTGTTGTTCACGCCCGTGAGGTCGGCGGGGCCGACGAACAGCCGAACGTTGGTCAGGACTGTCTTCGCCACAGTTAGCCCACCACCAATACCTGGTATTCGATGCCGTAGAACATGGCTCCCGCGATGTCGTAGAGATGCGGGCCGGAGATGCGCTGTACGTTCAGGTCGTCGGCGGCGCCGCCCAGCGCCAGCTGGCCGGGCGCGCCGCGGGCCGCTTCCAGCGCGGCCTTCATCGACTGGGTGGTTCGCGACGAGGCGGCTTGCCGGGCAGCCTGCTGGTTGTCGGGTTCGTCGCCGCGGGCCACGTACAGCCGGCACGTGAACGTCACCTCGTCCATGCCGCCGAACGTGCGGTCAGGGTTGAGGACGAACGTGCCCACGACGAAGTGAGGCGGCGTGATCGACGCCGGTTGGAACGGCGTCGCGATGACCGAGACCCCGGCCAATGTGACCTGGGCAGCCTTCACCGCCGCGGCGAGCCCGTTGGCCACCGCGTCCAGGTCGAGGGCCACGACTAGGCGACCTTCATCGGAGTCGTGAGGAACGCGAGCAGCCGCTGCACGTCCGGGTCGAGGTTCGGCACGCGGATCAGGCCCCAGTCAGCTGAGCCGGACACACCCTCAGGTGAGTCCTTGCGCTTGTACAGGCGGGTGGCCTGCAGCAGCGCCGCGTGCTCGACCTGCGTGGGCACCTGCGGCCAGCCCCACCGGGCGGTCACGCGGATGTCGGTGTTCCAGTACAGCGGGCTCTGCGCGAACCGGCGGGTGAAGATGCCGGTGAGCGCCATGTTCTGCGCGAGCGCGTTGTCCGGGTACGTTTCGAAGTCCGTCGACAGGGTGAGCGTCGTCCACGCGGACGAGTCGCACTTCACCTCGACGATCAGCCCGGTCGTGTCGCCGAAGTCGTCGACCAGGACGCGGTACCCGCGGCGGGTCTCCACGACGGTGCGGTGGTCGAGCGGGTACGTGCGCGCCGACGCCGTCTGGTCGAGGTAGAACCGCCGGCCCTCGCAGTACTGCTCGATCGCGCGGGACGCGCCGGCCAGTGCCAGGTTCAGCAGGTCGTCGCGGGTCGCGTCGGTGGCGGAGATTCCCAGCGCTTGTTTGAGTAGCGGCAGGGTGGAGTACGTCGGCGGGGCCGGGTCCTTCGCGGTGACCTGCGCTGTGATGGCCTCGACGACCGTGCCCGTCGCGACAATCTTGTACGTCCACACACCGGCCGTGGTGAGGGTCAGGTCGTAGGTGTACGTGCCCGTGGACGCGTGCGTCATCGACGGGTTGGTGACCGCACCCGTCGGGTCGGTAACGGTCAGCGCGACCGTGGCGTCCGTCAGGGCCTTCGCGTCGTTGTACGCGAGGTAGACGATCTCGTAGCGGTCGCCAACGTCCAATGTGGTCACGGCGCTTTCACCCGCCCCACTTGTCCTTGTAGCGGCGGACCGCGTCGTCCCATCCGGTCAGGTGCGCCATGGTGCTGGTGCCGGTCGTGTTGTGCCGGACCATCTCGTGCCCGCCGGTCAGGCACCGGTTGACCAGGCCGCGGCGCAGCATCTGCGTGCACGCGTCGTGGTCGTAGCCATGCCAACCCGGCCAGCTTGTGTCCCAGCCGACGTGCTGCGTCGTGGCGAGCAGCAGACCGTCCAACATGGAGCAGTCCCCGCCGGGGCCGAAGTGAAGCTCCCCCATGCGCCCGTCGACCACCGAGCCGAGGCAGTGCCCGTCCCACCACGGCATGCGCACCTCAACCGAGCCGACCAGGCCGACGATGCCGACCTGGTCGGTGCACGCAGCGGTCAGATCAGCCCGTAGGCGGGCCGGGTCGAGCAGCTCGACATCTGAGTGCACGTAGACCCGGATCGGCCGCGTAGCTCGTTCCTGGCCGGAGGCGTACGCCTTCGTGATGGACTCGGGGTCCGGGACGATGATGACTTCGTCGTCGTCGTTCGGTGGCAGGCTGGCGAGCAGGTTCGCTTCGAGCACGTCGGGCTTGTGCGACGCGATGATCCACGAGATCACGACGCGCCCTTGTAGTAGTAGTCGACGGTGATCTCCGGTACGAACGCCCACCGGGCGCCGGCTTCGAGCCACGTGTTGACGAACACCCAGTCGATGACTGCCCACGACGGGGCCGGGTCGGGCCACATGCCGAAGCGCTCCGGTCCGCTACGGCGGTGCATCAGCAGCGACGTGTCGACGCTGCCGTAGATCGGCGGCTGCGCGCCGATGATGTCGCCGATGCCGTGGCGAACCATCTGGGAGTACGCGAGGTCGACAGCCGGGTCCGCCATCGCGGCGGCCAGCACCGCCACATGGTTGGGTCGGAACGCGTTGTCGTCGTCGAGGTACGCGACCAGGTCGCCGTCGGCGAGTTCGAGTCCGCGGTTGCGGGCGCGGCATCCGAGGTCCAACGGGTCGTCGATGTGCTCGGCTAGCTCGGCGTACACCACGCCCGTGCCGGCGAGCAGCTCCCGCAGCTGCGGGTCCGGGCCGTCCGACACCACCACGTGCTCTACTGGGATCGTCTGCGCCTTCACCGACGGGATACAGCGGCTCAGCAGCAGGTCGTGGCGCTGCCAAGTCGGCGTGATGACCGTAATGGAGTCCACATTAGACATCGACAAGCGCCGTCCGGAAAAGGTCGGAACCGTTGCGGCACAAGCCGCTCAGGTCAACGACCTGCCGCGCTGCGGCGATCGCGGTGCCGATCTTCCCCGGCAGGATCCGGATGACGTTCCCGTCGCGGCGCACCACAGTGGGCCGCTCGTCGGTGGCGTCCACGCCGGGCAGCACCGCGCGGACCGAGAACATCGACCCGTGGTGGATGGACACGCCGCGCCCGTGCGGCTCGACGTGGCGCAGGAACCGCGACGCGGACTCGGCCATCGCATCGAACCGGCTCAGCGGCGTACGGATCACACCCGTCCGGCGGATCAGGTCCGCGTACTCGTCCGGCACCTCCGGCGCGGTGCCGACGCTGACGTGGTGCACGGTGTGCTTCACGTCGTACAGCGCGTACCGGCCGTCGGGCCACGGGTCGAGCGACACGAACTCGCCGTCCATGACGACGTACGAGTCGCCCGAATAGCGGCCCAGCTCCATGATGGCCAGTTCGCACACCTCGTAGCGCAGCGGCGTCGGCCACGGCTGCCCGTAGGTGGCGAACACGACCAGGTCGTAGCCGGCGTGCGGTTCGTCGACCGGCACGCCGGTCAGGACCTTCACGCCGGCCGCGGTGATCTCCCGACGCAGCAGCCGG